AACTAGATTATCAGCAACCTCTGCATTCATTGGCATCGGAGTAGGTTCATTCATTTGTGATTCTTGTTTCATATTCATCTGACCCCATGAGTCAGTATTTTCACCAAGAACCTTTTGCAACTTAGACTTTAATTCATCATAAGATTTATAATTTTTAGGATCGACAAACTCACCTAAGTCATATAACTTATTATATGTTTCTTCTAATTTAGCTTCATCGCTATCATGAAGAGCAGAAACAGAAGCAAATTCAGACTTATCATAATTACGATAGCCTTCTACATTACGAATTTTAAGTTTAAAGTTCGCACCTTCCCAAAAATCAAATGGATTGATAGGATTTTCATCAGCAAATTGTGGTTGCATAACATCCATAATTTTGTCAAAGATCTTTTTACCAAACTTATAAAGAAATACTTTTCCTTCATTGGCTGGATTTCCTGGATCATTAACAACCATTACGTTAGTAACATGATGTAACCTTCGCTTTTGAGTCCTAGCTTTTTCCTTATCGGTTTCATTACCAGTATTCCATAGTCGAGAATTAAGTTCCCCAACTGGATCAGGTTGACCGATTGATGTAAGAGAATTTTCAATATACCACATACCAGTTGGACCTTTAAAACCATGATCCCAATATCGAACCCATGGAAGTTCTTGTCCTTCTGTTGATGGTAAAAATCTTAATACAGCATATCCGTTTCCAGATTTATCTACTGTAGGTTTCCAAATTCGATCATCATCGTAATTCTTTTTATCTCCGCCTCCAGTATTGGTGGCCTCGGCAGCTTGAATTAATTTGGAAATTTGATCGCGATTGCGTTTTAAATTTTGAAATGACATTTTTGTATATTTTCCTTGTATTTTTGTATTTACTGAAGTATTAACTGAATTATTATACTACGTTTTTTAGGCATAGTACATATAATATATATAATATTATTCGAATAAACTCGAGTCTATTGCGTTACTTTTTGGTAAGAAATTCAGTTGCATTGCTTCACTTTCGAGCTTATCTTTAATTACTGGCGAAATAAACTTACGAACATCTTCTGGTTCGATACCGTTTCTTTCACATACATCAAGTATCGCATCCATATAGAGCATTTCTCCTCTATTATCTGAGACAGTACTTTCAATAAGCTTAGTGAATTTCGATTTAGTTAAGAATTGACTTTCAATCATTTATTTATTACTCTTAATAAGATAGTATCAGTATTGACCCTACCATTAGGTTCTGATGTTTTAGTAGTAAGAGTTTTCCATACTTTATCAATTTGAGTCTGAGACTTATTTAATACAGCAGGTAAAACTTCATCGGGTTTTCGTAGAGATATTCTTCTACTATCAGATGATACGTTTTTAATTGTACTACCAGATATTTCAAATCCGTTACTACTATTCGTAATGTATTCAGTTAAATATTTATATTTAGTATTAAAAGTATATACGATCGATGAACCAACTATTAGTAATGGATTAATCGATGCTAACTTATAATTTGGATCCTCTTTTTTATACTGAATACGTTGAACTTGTTTGTCTGCAGCTCGAGGCTTTTTAATTCGTATTTTACGAGTAGCCTTAGCTGCAGACTTTATCTTATCGAGATCGAGGAGCATCTCTTGACAAGACTTAATTCGGCGCTTGAGTTCAGGTTTTTTCAAGTGTGAATACCCTTCAACAGCCTGGTCACACCTGGCAAAAAGAGCATCTTCATAGTCTAACAACCAACCATCAAGCACCTGTCGAACCGGTATAGTAGCCGATCCTGACAATCCGTGATACTTAAATCTATTATATAGATCAAGTGTCGTTTCTTCACCATTCATCCATTGATCTTCTAAATCATCTAGATCCGCCATAATGGTGTTATTAATTTTATTATATAATCTTTGTTGCGGTGACAAAGTAACTACATTTTTAGTAGTTTGTTTTTTAGTTAACGATTCCTTATATAAAGGTTCGCCTTCTACAATCTTATTACGAAAATAATCAGCTAATCCATTACTATAATTTTCTGGAACTTCAATATTATTATTCATACAAAAAGCAGTAGCTGCAAGATGAGAATACTGTTCCCAAATATAAGAAGGAAATAAATTTAATAAAGTAATCTGTTTTTTACTATAATTTTTCTTAACATAAGTTTTAAGAAAACTAGAATAATCTTTTCTCTCTAATTCAAAATGAAAATAGCTTTTAATTTTATCAAAACCCTTATCTAAAGGAATTGCTGCAACACCAGTTTTAGCAATTCGCTTTATTATTTTCTTCTTAGCTTTCATTACGCAGCCTCTCGATCTTGAATGCCAGCATCAACTGATTTAACAATTGATTTTAATACTTCAATTTCGTTAGAATTAAGAGTTTCGATTAACATCTGAATATTTTCATCAGAATAATCTTTAGCTAATAATTCTAGAACTAATTCAATATAGAGATAATTAACTCCATTATTTTTTTTCAGTTCTTTTAATTCTTTAAAAGTTTTATTCATAATTTCTCCTCATTTAATAAGTATATTCTACAGGGTTTTTTACCAAATGTACATGCTTATTTTCATATAAGGTGATTATTTTATTCACTGTGACTTTTATGTAACAGTTTATTATTAGTGTCTATTACTTGTTTTAGTATTTCACTTTGAGTATAAGCATAAAAAGCTTCTGTATCTTTTGGAAAACAAGCTCCACCAAATCCTAATTTGCCATCATCATTTTGAGGATACATATGAGAAGGACCTATATTTTCAAATCTTGCTAATATTGATGATAGTTTATTATGATCGTAATCATCTCCTATCAAATCATATATCTCGTGAAAGAATGCTACTTTAGTTGCTAGCCAACAGTTATGCATATACTTAACCATACTAGCAGTATTACGATCTGTAAAAGTAAACCAACAGGGATTGTTAGCTTTATTGAATTGTAGATAGCCAAATACTTGTGACCAAAATTCACATCCTTTAATAGTTCCGCCTAAAATAAATTGTGTCTGTAAATCAAAGTCTTCTTTAGCAGTCGATTGTCTTAAAAATTCTGGATTGTAAGTAACATTATCAGAATATTTTTCTAACATATTAGGTGGAACTGTACATTTTAACATGATCGGTATATTAGTTCCTAACTCTTCTAAAACAGCTCGTATGAAAGAGTCATCACACATACCATTAATAGTAGGAGTAGGTACTGCAACTATCGCACCTATCGCGTGTTCTAAAAAATCTTCTATTTTATTATCATTCAATTTGGGATCGATTCGTATTACTTCTCGACCTTCTTCTTCAAGTGAATCTGCAATAGTACCTCCTACAAATCCACAACCAACAACTAATATCATTTGTTTCCTTTAGGTTTATGTTTCCAACCATAGAATATATGGTCATCAATTTTTATTATCATTTGTTTTTGTGAAGCCCAAGATGGTACTACATAGTCGGCATGATACCACATAGACTTTCCAACAATATTATCTATCTTATATTTAAGAACTCCTTCAGATATGACAAGAGCCTTTTCCCATATATCTTGATCTAATTTAGGAATCTGATCTGATTTTCCATCACAGTACCAACTAAACTGACATCTATCTTCTAATGGAATCATTCTACTCGGATCTTTCCAAGATGCTCTATGCGGTCCTTGTTTAATTACTGAACATACATCATTAGGATAATGATCTGATTCAACTCTATTCATAACTACTTGTGATACTGCTATCATTCCTTCGGCACTTTGATTTCTAGCTTCCCAATAAGCATTCATAGCTAAACAAACTAATGCTTCTATTATCATTTCTATCTCCTCATTTTAGAAATATCTTCAGCATCCTTTTGTCTTCTTACCGGCACAAGGTTTGACTTATGCATTGTTGCAATTCCCATAATTTCTGTTCCTGTGTATCTGTTAATATCTTTTTTATTTCCATTGCTCGGTATTTGATCTGAAGTATTTACAGTTTTTCTTGTTTTATAATTTGGTATTTCATTAATAGATTTGGTATTAAGATTTCTCTTAACACCCATCTTTTCCAAAAGCCTTTCATGTTCTGCTAAGGCTTTTGTAAATTTCCTTTTACGCTTACGATTATATCGTGTAGTCGTATAATAAACAGGCATTAATCCCATTGATTATCTAAACCAGTTGTTTGACGAAATCTTTCGCCATAATACTGTTCCGCATATTTAGATGCATCTGTATAATGATGAATGTTGCCTTGGTCATATTTATCCTGATAAAGCGTTTCAGTTCGTCTAACACGAGAATTTCTTTTAACTTTCTTGTTAAACTTTTCGGCAATCTTTTTTATAAGTGCCATTCTTTCAGATTCAGTTTTAGCTATCATTATTAATTCCTCTTTTTTTATTTTTAAATATTTTAACTCTTTCGGCAAATGATTTTTCTTTCATATCTTCTTGCCTAAGTTTCCAACCCATCCAATCCCAATATCCTTTTGGTTCTGGATCTTCATTTTCTATTCTACTACGTTTAGAGACATTTGTAAATGGTTTATTTAAATTTTCTGTCATTATTTTTTCCTATAATTTTGATAGATAAAATCTATTTTGCTTAATTCGGGATGCTTCCTTATCCACATACCAGTATCAGTTTCAAAATGTTTTTTAAAAAAATTATCAAGTTTACGATTACCAGTAGATTCATCAACGTTAATTTTTTTAGCTAATGA